TTGTCTACCTTGTGTAAGTAATACTTTAAGTTGGTCAAGGTCATACTCACCACCAGAATGAGCCATAGCTCTGTCTAGCATGATTTCTACCTTATCCCATGTTTGTTGGATATGTTCTGTAGGGACTACAAAAAACTTTAACATTCAAACCTCCATGTATATGGTCTGAATCCAAGTTTAGGTGCAATCTTTTCAAAGCCTTTACGGTAAGAGCTAAATGTTATGTCTTTAGCGTTCATCTGTTTAGCAATATCAGCTATCTGTTTAAGACCTTCTGATAATATGTCATGTGAACTACTGTAAGCAGCCCATACATGAAGAGAGTTACCTATAAGCTGTGTTATAATGTAACCTATAAAGTAACCGTCTTTAATACCTATATATAGTTGAGCCTTACCTACCTTAATATCACAATAGGCATCCTCTGGAATCCAATCACCACCTAGTGCAGATATTTTACCTAGACTTGGTTTAATTTGATTCCAAACTTGTTTTAATTCGTTAGGGTTGACGTATTTAAGTTGCATTATCCTACTATAATATATCTATATTTTTTGTCTGTTAGTGTGTTAGCTGTATGAGTAATGACTGCATTACCTTTGTTTGTAGTACCTATATATGTTGTTGACATTACTGAAGCAGCATTGGCTGTTGTAGGCATAAGAAGCATAACACTATTATAACCTATGCGTTCATCATAAATGGTTGTTGTAGTAGCACTAGCCACAGCTAAAGTTACTTCACCTGTGTTGTTAGATTTACCTTCAACTAGGTTATTTACCACTTCTGATATTTCTCGTGGTGTTCCGCCTAGCCAATTTAGCTTACGGTACATATCACGCATTATCTAATGCCTCTATCAGCAAAGTCTATATCTACCCATACTGCATTTGTCCATGTTCCTGTTGGGGTTACTTCAATCCTGTGGAAGCGACCACTAGAACGTAATGGGCAACGACCTTCAGTAGATGTTGTTACAGAAGAACCATAAGTTACAGTGTCTGCTATTTCTTTTCTACTAGATACTTTAATATTAGCTGAACCATCTTGTATAAGAGGTCTAGCAAGTTGTACTGTAGAGTTATATCCTTGTTCTATATCGCCTACCGTAAATGTAGCAGTAGTTCTAGCACCAGTAAATGTAACAATTTTAGTGCTTTTTACACCAGCAAATAGGAATTTACCACCAATGTATAGTCGTGAGTCTAAAGATGTTGTAAGGTCATCTAAAGCACCAATACCATCTAAATCTTCTAGTGTCATACCAGAAGTAGCTACAGATGAAATATAATCTACAGTTGTATCAGCTTTAGACCATTTTTTAAGTTGCCAGTTGTACATAATAATAGAACGACCACCAGATACGTTAGGATAGTTCCATAATACAATGTTACGGATTGGGTCTACTGCTGTAGAAATTGTGTCAATGTTGTTTAAATCTAGGCTACCAAAAAAGTAACGGTCTACTTTTTCTGTGCCAATGCCTACTAAACTTGTACCATCACATGAGTAAAATCCATCATCTGAAAGAAAGTATGTAACGCTTGCATATTGAGCTACAGATGAACCAGAAAGACAACCTAAACCACGAGATATAGTGTCAAACTGGAAGAAGTAAGGTGAACCAACATAAGACATACGGACAATACCACGTTCCATAAGTATGAGTCCAAACTCACCACCTGTAATCCCACGAATATTACCACCGTCACTAATAATCTGAAAATCTGATTGTGATGCTGCACTAGAAGTCCAGTTAGTTTCATCATTAATATCACACCATTGTAATTTATTAGGTGTACCAGATATGTTAGCAGCTACTACAAAATCACGAACTACTGTAATGTATTTACATACTGGAGCAGTTGCAGCTACGTCAGCAAAAGCAGATGAAGTATTAACATACCATGCTTGTATTTTTTGAGCATTGTTAGTTGCTAATAGTGCATCACCAAATTGTACAAACTCCCATCTTTCACCACTATAACCACCTGTTTTAGATACATTGGTTAAATTTCTAGTACCAGTATTGTATTTAAATAGTTTGGAAGCACCGCCAGCAAATAGTTCTGTAATGTTACTAAACTTACCAGCATAGACGTTGTTTAAAGACTCACTAGCAGCGTTAGAATAGTCTACAGCCTGTGGGAATATGCCATATCCTACTTGTAACGGAACTGCATTATTAACGTCTAATAATGTACCAGCAACTGAAGGTTGGTCTGGTGTCCATTCTGAAAAATTTATCCGTTGAGTTGCCATGTATTTGTTCCAGTTGATACTTCTGTCCATGTTTCAGAGCCAGTAGAAACACTTGTCCATGTTTCTGACCCTGTTGTAATATTTCCCCACTCTTCACCCAAACGATAACCTTTTGCGGTTACACTAGCACTGGTAAATACAATGCCACGAGCATAGGCTAAAGAGTAGGCATTAGTTGTTTCAAATAAAGCTGTGCCAAGTATACTTGCGTTAGCTGTGCGTAAACGAATAGCACTACTAGACACAAGAGCATTAGCATTTATAAAGCCACTAGCATATGCTTCTGAATAACCATTAGCTGTGACAAATGCTGTAGCGTCTACTTGACCTGCACCATAAACTACACCACTAGCAAGAGAACTATATGCTGTTTGGGAAAAGGCTGATATGCCAAACATTTATTACTCCTTATGCGTCTGCTGGTAAAGGTGTATTACCTTCGTATAATTTAATTTTACCTAAATATCCCGTGCCACTTATACCTTCTAGTCTTTTATTGTAAAAAGATACTAGACCATTTTCACCAAGATAAGCGTATATATATTGTTGTTCTTTGTTTTCCATTATTCGTCAGCTGGTTCAGGAGTATTTCCTTCTTCAAGCCATTTTAGGTAGGCTTGGTAGTCTGTGTTAGCTGGGTCAAATGGGATTGAAAGTGTTTTACCTTCTTCAATTTTATTGACTACATTAATTTCATTTGTATATGGATTTTTAATTAATTTATACATATTATAGCTCCGCATTAAATGCTACACTTCCAGAAACACCACAAGCAACTAATCCAGCTTGTCCTGCTGTGCCAGAAGCCTCGGTTGAATTATTTAAATATGCTACTGTTAAACTTGATGAACCTAAAGATAAACTATTTAAACCATCGGCTGCACCATTTCTACTAAATGTATAATAATCTGTACCTGATGTAGAAGTTAAAGTTGGTGATGTTCTCATTGATACTGGAAATTGGCAAATAGTAGTTGCAATAGATGCATTATAATAATATCCAACACCAATTGATTGATTACCACTTGCATGAAGATAATAATACCTCTGACAATTAGCCAATTCCTGATTATAAAGTCTGCGTTCAAATGGTGTTGCTGTTGAGCCTACTTCTAGTTGGACACCAGTGATGTAAAGAGTAGCACCATTAGTAGCAAGAGTATTTGTTACACCTGTTGCACCATAATATCCACCACTTGACCATGAGTTAGCAGCACCAGAATATGTAGAACCTACAGCAAGACCAAAGTTAAGTGACATACCAGCACTAGTAGTTGTTGCCCATGTTCCAGAAGTATCACCAGAAATAGTTACAGTCTTTTGTTCCCATGTATTGGCAGAAGAAATTGTATAAGTAAATGGATAAGAACGAGTTGTATCGCCATTAATTAAACACGCACCCAAAGTTCCTGTAATTGAACTTCTAACCCAGAATGATATAGTAATTGTTTTAGCATTAGCAGTTCCAAAACCTAAATCAGCTATATTATATCCTTCTATTTTTTGAGCAATAGTTAAGAAATCACCAGCTGGAACAGAATATGCAGATAAAGAAGTTACTCCAAGATAATTTGTAAAACCAGCTGGAGGTGTTACAGAGCCAGCATTTTGTTGCACACTAAATTTAGATGCAGCAGTTAAAACAGAAATCCATCTATCAAGCGAATAAGTTGAAGTTGTAGGTGTTGTAGACGCACCAGCATTTCTTTGGTCTATCCTCATATCACCATTTATAATACGGTTCTTTAGCACATAAGGTGATGCTGCAGCTCCTTGTAGAGAGGTGTCAAAAAAGGTGACTCCGTTTGTCCCATCTAGTGTCATTGTCATAGTGATGCTCCTTGTAGTGCTTGTAGTTTAGCAGCGATGTCTGCTAGTTGTGCTTGTAGTTCTGATACAGTAGGTTGAGCTGCTGCTTTAGCAGTTTGTTGTAATGCAAGTTCTTCAGGTGTCCAATCTCTAATTACTTCTGTAACTTCACCAGTAACTGCGTTAGTTATAATTTCGTGATATTGTGTCATTATGCTACTCCATAAACTTTAATTGAACCTGCATCAAAAGTAACTCCTCCAACTACTATAGTGATAGCAATAGATGTTGATGCTGTTGTTGTTGAACAAATACCAGCATATGCTCCTCCTACATCGCCAGTTGGAGATGCTGTTGCAGCTGTTGCTGCAACGCTAGAATATACACCAGTTGCTAATTCTATATTAACAATTCCTGATAAACCATTTGTAGCAGATGAAGTTAAATTGCCTGTTATTCTTTCACTACCACCATCTAAATATAATCCTGCACCAGTAGCACTTAAAGACACGCCATTTAAATATAATGATAATTGCTTATAATTTGTTAATGTTAATCCGCTTAATGTTACTGTTGAACCTGATGTAGTAGTAAGAGTGCCTAATAATGTCATACCACCAGAACTTGCTGTTGTCCATGTAGATACTGCACCAGAACCACCAGATGTAAGAAATTGTCCAGATGTACCTGTGCCAGTTACTACAGGAATATTACCTGTATTTGCAGGCAAAGTTAATGTTGTCGTCCCCGCTACTGCTGGTGCTGCTAGTGTTACTGTGCCAGAGGTATCCCCAGCTATGATTACTGATGACATTATTTAGCCTCCAATGCTGTTACTCTTGCTTTTAGGTCGTTGATGATGGTTTGTTGTTCTTGAATACATTTCATAAGAGCATATTGTAAGTCTGTTTGGTAGATAGCTAAATAAGGACTTTCACCTTCAGGTGTTTCACCAAATCCATTATGGTCTATTAATTCAGGTGCTACTTTATCAACTTCTTGAGCAATTACACCAAGGTTAAGCTCTTCATCTGTTTGGTCTTTGTATTTGAATGTAACTACAGGGATTGCACAGATTGTATCTAAGTAAGACTTAGCTGGTGTAATATCAGTCTTATATCGTTCATCAGATAAGTTAACGTTGTTAGCTGAGAAGTTACCAATACCACCATTAGAACGAACAGACATTCTCAATGCTGTTGAATCATTGCAGTATAAAAATTCGTTAGAGCTTCCGTTTGGTGTTGCAGCTGTATATTTCATAATCAACCCATAAGGAGTTGAGTTACCTGCGTTAGCAAAAGCGGCAATTTGATTTCCGTTTACTGCACTATTAACTTCAAATAAAGAAGCATTCCAGTTTGATGTTGCTCCAACTAACAATCTGCCACTAGAGTCTATACGCATTGACTCTGTGCCATTGGTATATGTTCTTAATGTATTTGATGGAGAATTTCCCAGAATGAAATTATTTGAATCACCAAAAGTAATTGCTTGCCCAGCATCCACTCTTATATCACCACCAGCAACATGAAGTTTTGTAGAAGGACTAGCAGTACCAATCCCTACATTCTGTGATGCGTTTATAGTGACTGCTGTTGTGCTTGCTGTTTGTATATTTAATATACCAGTAGCATCAGCAGTCGTTATAACTCCACCTGCTCCACTTGTACTTGCATTAATTGATGATGCCATTTATTTCCCCTTATAAGACTACCCAGCGAGCACCGCTAGGAACTGTGACTGTTACACCACTATTAATTGTAATTGCACCTACTGACATTGCGTTTTTGCCTGAAGGTAAAGAATAACTTGTTGTGACTGTTATTGTGTTTAAGTTAAATACTTGGTCACCACCACCGCCTGTAGCTCCACCGCCTAAAGATGACCATGAAGCACCATCATAACCTTCGTAAGCAGATGTATCAGTATTATACCTTATCATGCCTGTTGCTGCTGTAGGTCTTTGTCCTGTTGTGCCTACTGGTACTTTAATGCTACTTGTGCTGGTAACAGATAATGCTCCACCTACAGTAAGGTCATCACTACTAGCACCTGTTTGGAAGTTTTTAAGATGAGCCATAATAGCTCGCATAGCATTATTGACATCTGAAGGTAACATTCCTTCGCCAATGTTAATGCTTTGCACATCTGTATTACTACCTGCGGTACTTGAATATTCTGATATTTTTGTTTTTGCCATTATAGAACCACCCATCTTGAGCCACTAGGCACAGTAACTGAAACTCCACTTGATAATGTAACTGCTCCCACACTATGTGCTCCATATCCTGTAGGTATAGTGTAATTTGCTCCTATAGTCATATTGTTTACAAAGATACCATTACTAGCGGCTACTTGTGGTGCAGTTACGCTACCTGTAGATGGTACAAATGTTAATTTACTACTTGTAACACTTACACCAGAAATAGAGCCAGATGTTGCACTTGTAAATGTTGGATATAAAGCTGATGAAGTAGAGGTATCATTAGTAACAGTTACACCAGCACTTGATGTTTGGAATGTAGGTAATGCACCTGCACCGTTAGATGTAAGTACTTGACCAGTTGTTCCTACAGACGCTAATGATTGATATGCACCAGTAGAGGTTGTTCCACCTGCTAATAAAGCATAAGCTGTTGCTGATGTATTTCCTGTACCACCTTGTGCTACTGTAACTGCTGCATTGCTTGTTAATATTGAGCAAGTTGCATCTGGTAATGTATATGTTTTTTCAGCAGTTGTTGCACCAGTAAATTTAGTAAATCCATTGCCTGTACCACCATAGGTAGAAGCAATGATAGCAGTAATATTTGCAGAACCATCAAAGTTATTTCCATAAACACTTCTAGCTGTAGTAAGTGTTGCTGCACTTCCTGTAGTATTTTGGTTAAGTGTAGGAAAATCTGCTGCAACTGCTATAGATAATGCACCTGTAGTTGTAGTAGATTTAACAATACCTGTAGCCAATGCAGATGTACCTGCTGAATAATCTGTTCCTGATGTTGCTGCACTAATTGCAGTACCATTTCCCTTTAATACACCTGTAATAGATGTTGTAAGAGTAATTGCTGGAGTAGTTGTAGCTGTTGCTACTGTACCTGCAAATCCATTAGCTGATGTTACTGATACTGATGTTACTGTACCTGTTGTAGGTGTAGACCATTGTGGAGCTGTTGCACCAGTATTTACTGTTAATACTTGACCTGCTGTACCTATAGCTAATCTCGTTCCTGCACCACTTGTGCCACCATAAAGAGTGTCACCTACTGTGGTTAATGGACTTAAAGAATTAAATGCTGCTGAAGCTGTAGTAGCATTAGTACCACCGTTAGCTATTGGCAATGTTCCTGTTATTCCAGTAGTAAGTGGCAATCCTGTACAACTTGTTAAAGTTCCAGATGAAGGCGTGCCTAAAACTGGTGTAGTTAAAGTAGGTGAAGTAAGTGTTTTATTAGTGAGTGTATCTGTAGTTGTTTTACCTACTAAAGTATCTGTAGCTACAGGCAAAGTTAGTACAGAAGTACCTGCAGTTGCTCCTGATAATACTGTGGTTGTGCCTGATGTAGAGCCACTAAACTTAACACCTGTAGTGCCAAATGTAGGTAATGTTGCAAATACTAAAGCACCTGAACCTGTTTCGTCTGTGACTGTTGATGCTAAATTAGCTGATGTTGGTGTTCCTAAAAAGGTTGCTACCCCTGTGCCTAAACTTGTAATGCCTGTGCCACCATTGGCTACTGGAAGCGTACCTGTTACCCCTGTGGTTAAAGGTAGCCCTGTAGCATTTGTAAGCGTAGCTGAAGCTAAAGTTCCAAGAGCAATAGCATTACCACTAGCATCTGTATATATACCCTTGCTAGATGGGTATGTACAAAATACGTCTTTAGTTCCTGCTGTAAATGTAACTAATGAACCAGCATTAGATGATGATAATACAGTTGTTCTTGCTAATGCACCTGCACTAACAGTTCCTAAACCCACTTCCCATTCTGCACCGTTTACAATACAATAATAGGTCGTATTAGTATTCCCAATGGCACTTGAGAATGTTTGAAACCCAGAAACTGCACCTGATAATGTAAGTGAGCCTGTTCCTGTGGTTGTACTATTCTCACGAACCCTGTCTTTAACGACTAAAGCCATGATTTATCCTTATGCCAAAGTTACAGAAAGGCTACCACTAGCAATTTTAAATATATCGCCAGAGTCAATAGTTTTACTTGAGTCTAATGGTGTGTGAAATAATAAATTACCAGATGTTAAAGCATCATATAGACCAATATGTGTTACTACTCCCCATGAGGCTGTTGCTGTTGCAAATGTTACGTCAGCACTATTAGTAGTTACACCGTTAGAAGGTGCACCAAATGTCACAGCAGTTCTTGCATAAGCACTTCCAGATAATTCTGTACCAGAACCAGCGTCTGTAGGGTCTGTAGTAAATAATGCTACATAAACTGTGGCTGGTGATGTGTATGTTGTGTTTCTTAAAACTGCATTTACAAGTGCATTTTCAAGGTAATTGCTAAATTCTGACATAATTTTTCCTTATCGTGTTGCTACTGATATAACCATTGGTGCAGATGGGTTATCAGCAGAGTCGTTTGAAGCTGTTAATGATGCTAAACCTCTATCATAGAGAGAAGCCCATGTTTGTACTCTTGCGTCATTCATTAAATATGGTTCTGCTTCACCTAAAGCTGCATAAAGTAGTAAATCTGGACAATATGCTAAAAAGTTATTAGATGAAACGGTTGAACTTAAATATGATGGTGATGCGTAGTAAACCATTTTAAGTGTATATATAGAATCTGGTATAGGTGCAAATTGAAACTCTGAACCCATGATAGTATAAAATTTAGGAGCACCACTATCTGCTGTTGATGCCTTTGTATTTCTAAAGAAGTTACTTGGATTTTGATACACAAGTGTTTGTATTGGACTAGATTCTATGTGTAAATCACGCATTTCTAGGAAGTCACTAGGTAATGATACAGTAGGGTCTGAAGCTGCTGTAGATGCTGTAACTACCTTAATCATTTGTCTAATTCTTACGTCACGTCTTAATCTATTCTCTGCTAACGTAACAAATGTAGGTATTTGTGATGTTAAATCAGTACGAGCCAAATAGTCGGCAAGTGTTGCTTGCAAATCTGTATATGTAGTAAAAGCTGCCATTATATGCGACCTGTCCTTGT